GACGGGGGTGCCGGATGCGAACACGGGCCGGCAGGACCCGAGCGTCACCAGTGGCAAGATGGCGCAGACGTTGATTGCGCAGTCGCAGCACGGGACGAGCCATTTCCTGAACAATCTGCGGCGGTCGATGCGGTATGAGGGGCAGATCGTCAACAACCTGCTGTATCCGATTTACGGGAAGCGGCCGGGGCGGTTGGCGCGGATTATCGACGGGCAGGGGGAACCGCAGACGGTGCAGATTGGGCGACCGGCTCCGCCGCCGTCGTTGTTGCCGGGACTGGCGGCCGGAGCGCCGCCGATGGGTGGTGCGCCTGGAGGCCCGCCGATGCCCGGTCCGATGGGGCCGCCTCCCATGCCGGGTGGAGCTCCCCCGCCGATGGGACCTGCCGGACCGCCGCCGGGACCGATGGGCGCACCGCCACCTGGGATGATGCCGCCTGGGATGCCGCCTGGGATGCCGCCGCACCCCCCGTCCAAGCCGGTGTATACCCTGACGCCGGATGCGAACTACAACATCGTGGTCAAGGTCACGCGGGCGTTTGACAGCCGGCGCGACGAAGAGGCCGCGATGGTGGGGGACCTGATCAGCGCGAATCCGCAGCTGATTACGTGGTTTGGCGATTTGTGGCTGAAGAACCAGGACGGGCCGGGGCATACGGAGATGGCCGAGCGCGCCAAGATGATGCTGGCACCGCCGATCCAGCAGATGCTGGCGCAGCAGGCCCAGGGGCAGTCTCCGGTGCCTCCGGCGATTCAGGCGCAGATGCAGCAGCTGCAGCAGCGGCTGCAGGATGCGGAGAAGCTGCTCCAGCACGCCGCGCAGGAGCTCCAGTCGGATAGTGCCAAATATCAGACTGAATTAAGGCGGACGCAGATGGAGATCGAGTCGAAGGAGCGGATCGCGGCGCTCGACCGGGAGACGAAGATTACGGTGGCCGAGCTCGGGGCGAAGGTGGACCGAATGTCGCTGTTCCTGGAGGAGCGGGCCCGGATCGGGTCGCAGCAGCATGAGGCGGCGATGACGGTCATGGACCAGCAGCACCAGGCGGAGCAGGCGGGGATGGGGCAGGAGCACGAGGCGGCGCAGGCCGGGATGGATCGGGTGCACCAGGCGGCGCTGGGGGCGCAGGGGCACGTCCAGGCGCTCGAACAGGGCGCCCAGGCGCAACAGGCCCAGGCCGCGGAGAACGCCGCTCCTGAGCCCGCTGGGGCGGTCTGAGGGGGGGTCCTAGCCTCGGCGCTCGTGGTACACAAACCACTCGAGCGGACTCGCCGGTCGCTGCCAGATACTGCCGACTTGCAGAAAGTGGTACGTAAACAGGTCGTGCTTTGGTCCGAAGTAGACAGCCATCGAAGGGAACGGTGCTGGATCGTTGTTGCCGATGAAGGTTAGGCGGCCGGCAATAAAACAGATCACCGCGTCATCGGTGCCCCCGGTCAGCGCGTTGAACCACTCCGTGTCCGTCCGGGATGGCAGTAACGCGATTAATTCCGTCACGTCGCCGCGCGCCCACTCGCGCCTCAGCTTCTCGATCCAGGCTCCTACTTCGCGACCGTATGGCGGGTTCATGAACACGCGACCAGACCACGGTTGCGCGAGTCCGTCGTCCTCGGCGGTGTAGTGCTGGTGCGCTGCGACCTTGGGCGCGTCGTGACTATTACTGCATGGGTCAAGATCAGGGATGTCTCCGAAGACGTCGTGAACCACGGCCAGGAAGTCCTGTGGCGTGTAGTGCTCGGGCGTATCCGAGGAGTGATGGACCTCAAGTTTTGATGGCAGAATTTCTGAGCGGACGCGCTCGCCCCTCTGCTCGGTCCGCTCGCGCCATTCAGTGACCAGCTTTTCGAATTTCTTCTCGGGGACGCGCGCGAGCTGCTGGCCGCGGGCGGAGAGTTTCTTGTCGATGCCTGCTTCCTTGAGCGTGGGACGGGTATCTTTCATAGGTACCCGTTTGGAACCTATGACCTTTGACCCAACAGCAGGCCGAGCGAGCCCGACGCTGGCCTTCTGCGCGGCGATCAGTTCTCCGACGCGCCGTTCGGCCCGAATGCGAATTTCCGCCGCGTCCATTTCGAGTTGTTTGTTTTTCGCCTGTTTGGCGTAGGCACGCAGCATCGCCGCACTGTCGCGAATCTTCCGGACCTCGTTTGTCGTTCGCGCCGCCGCAAGCGCCCGACAGGCCGCCGAATAGACGATCAGTTTCTCATTCACAGTTTTGGACTGCGATGCGCCCACGACATGAATTCTTCGAGGCGAAGAACCGATACCAGTCGTTCACCGTCGACTCGTGACCGAAGCCAGTCCAGCGCCCCAGGTCGGCATCCGCCACCTTGGACGATCACTACCGTCGGCAGCGAGCCGGCGCGGATGTTCTCGTAGAGATAAGGAAACTTTTCATCGACGGTGCCGTCACCGTCTTGCCACTTTGATTCGACGACCAAGCCATGCGGAAACGCCACGAGATTTCGCACCACGAAATCGGCATGCAGCCTCGTGCCGTAAATCGAAAGGCCTATCACAGCCTGACGGTCAAAGGTGACACCGATACACGTCAGAAACGCCGCGAGCACGTCTTCCGCGACTTGGCCGGCACGATGCGCTTGCAATTGTGTTCGTTTCATCGTTGTTTTTTGGTGTCTGGTGTCAGGATTCGCCGTGGCCGATTCCAATAAGGGCTCTTACACTTCGGACAGACGGCCGCGACAAAACCTTCGCTCTTCGGCACCCATTCGTGGCTGCACCGTTCGCAGCGCCAGCCGTCTTTTCGCACGAGAATTCTTGCCACGCGGTGGGAGTGTAGCACGCGGTATGTCTGGCGAGGATACCATTTAGCGGTTATCACTCATCGAGAGAATAGCGCTTCGTCGTTTCCTTGACACATAGTGCACCGCTAGGCAGAATGTGTGCCATTCGTGGACAACGAGGCTCCTGTACCAAGCGCCGCCCCTGGCAGCCCCCCTGCTGAGCCGGCGGAACTGTCGTTGGCCGCTCATGAACAGCAATTCAACACGAAATCCGACCGCGATGCGCCGGCCCCTGGCGGGGAGGTCACGGCCTCAGATGTCGCCACTGAGGGTGAGGCCGAGCCGCCCGGGGCTGGCGCGGGCGAGCGCGGGCCGGATGGCAAGTTCACCAAGCGGGCCCGCACCGCGCAGGCGACGCCGGAAGACGTCCCACGCATCCGTGAACTGACGCGCAAGCTCCGCGAACGCGAGTCCGAGCTCGAATCGCTCCGTCGTCCCGCCGCGGCCACGCCGCCTCGCGCGACGCCTGCGCCGGCCCTGTCCCCCCAGGCGCCAGCGCAGGCGCCGCGTCTTCAGTGGTATATCGACCAGCTCCGGCCCGACGAGGACTACAACCTCGCCGTCGAGCGTCACGCGGAAGCGATCGCGAACTGGACCTGGCAGAAGCGCGAGCAGCAGCAACAGCAGCAGCACGCCGAGCGGCAGTTTGCGCAGACGTTTACGCAGAAGGTGCAAGGGGCGCGCGACCGCTACCAGGATTTCGACGAGGTCGCGCTGCATGCGCCGTCCGCGATTCCGCAGGGCAGTCTGATCGACCGCTGGGTGTGGGAACACAAGACCGGCGCGGACGTGTTGTATTACTTTCAGAAACATCCTGACGAGCTCCCGCGCGTGCTATCGTTGCCGGCGCTCGATCAGCTCGAGACCCTGGCGCTGCTGTCGCAGCGGTTTGTTGCGCAACCTCCGCGTGGTGCAGCCGGCGGTACCGGATCGACTGCCACGCCCGTGAAATCACAGCAGGTCCCACGCCCGCCTAATCCGGTGCGGACAGGTCCGATGCGCGGTGGTGACGAACCGCCGGGCGACGACGCGTCCTTGGCCGCCCACGAGCAGTTTTATTACGGCAGCAAGAGTCGTCGCGCGTAACGGATCGTCAACAACCGCCTGAAGGGCTACCGGGTAATCCCGGTAAGTTGTTGACATGAATACGTTTATCAGTCCCAGCTGGGTCACAACCGACGTTGCCGTCAATTTCAAAAACAATCTCAAACTGATCGGCCAGTTCGATCGCTCGTGGGATAGCAGCTGGGAGAACGACCCCGGCGGCGCGAAAATCGGCTACACGGTCCAGGCGCGCATTCAACAGCGCTGGGTGGTGACCGAAGGCCAGGCGCTCGTGGAGCAGGCCATCTATAACCAGACCGTGCCGCTGAGCATTAATCACCAGTTCCAGGTGGGCATGAATTGGTCTTCGGCTGACGATCGCTTGTTGGTCGAAGAGGTGCAGGAGCGGTATACGAAGCCTGCCGGCGCTGCACAGGCGAACAAGTGGGACGTCGTCGCCGGCGCGGAAGTCTACAAGTCGGTCTATTACAGCGCCGGAGCGCCGGGCGTGCCGCTCTCTGCGGAAGGCACGTATACCGATGCGGTCGCGAAGCTGCGGAACGTGGGCGTGCCCGATAAATTCGTGGCCGTGCTCGATCCGAAGTCGCAGTCCGCGATCTTGAAGACGTCGTTCACACAGTTCAATCCCCAGAACCAGATCACGACCTACTGGAAGACCGGCCAGTTCTCCGGCGCGGCGATGGGTGTGGACGAGTGGTACTGGGACCCGAACGTGCCGACGCACGTGACGGGGACGTTCACCTCGAGCACGCCGATCGTGAACAGCGCCGGGCAGACCGGGAGCACGCTCACCACCAGCGGCTGGGGCACGTTTGCGCTCAAGGCCGGCGACGTGTTCACGATTGCCGGCGTCAACGCCGTCAATCCGGTCAGCTACATCGATACCGGCGACCTGCAACAGTTCGTGCTTCAGGCTGATGTGGCAGGCACGTCTACTGCGACGCTGACGTTCATGCCGCCGATCATCACCAGCGGGGCGCTGCAGACGGTGACGGCGTCACCGGCGAACAACGCGGCGATCCTGTTTGTGGGCGCAACAGGTGCCGTGGCTGGAACGATGGCGACGCAGAGCTCGAAGCAGTCGCTGCTGTTTAACCCGGCCGCATTCGCGTTTGTGATGGTGGACCTGCCCGCGAAGCTGGCCGGGGCCAACGCAGCAAGGCGTAACGATAAGGCGACCGGGATCTCGATGCGTTGGGTGGAGCAGTACTCGATCACGACCGATCAGAACCCGAGCAGAATCGATACGATCGGGGGAGTCGGGGCGATCCTGCCATCGTTTGCTTTACGTTTATTTTCGTGAATCCCAATGAGGTCTTGGTTGCCCTGCGGGGGTCGTCATGGCTTCTTCGATGGTCCAGTTTGGTTTTTTCATCCGTTGATGGACCATCGAATAGCTGATGCCTGCGCGGGTCGCCAAATCTTTCAGTGTGCCGGTATGACCGTTGAAGGTATAGAACCTGGTGCGGCGTTGGTTTTCGCGCTGTGTTCGGGCAGTCGCCCAGCGGCAATTCGACGGTTCGTAATGGCCGTCGTTGTTGATACGGTCGATCGAATGCTGTGGCGTCGGCCGTGGCCCCATATCCGCGAGAAAATTCGCGAACGACGAGCGCCAGCGATCGCATACACGGATGCCACGCGCACCGTAGCGTTGAAAGTCTTTTCCGCTCGCGAGCAGACACCGTGTTTTCATCAGTCTCCAGACGAAATATTCTGGTGTTCGCGATCGGCCGTGCGTCGTGAATCGTGCGCTGATGATCTCTTCGTGCAGGCAACCGCACGACAACGTGCCTCCGCTTTTGAGGTTATACCAATGCGGCTCGGTGATATGTCCGCAGTCGCATTGGCACCGCACACGCGGATAGCGCCCTTGCGTCCCGAGAAACGCGATGACTGTCAATCGTCCGAACCGATCGCCGGGTTGCGGCTTCGGCTTCTCAGCACGGCGTCTCGCTTCCTCTCGTCTCCAACAGCCACACGATTTCGTGTTGCCGTTTTTCAACATGGCACCGTCGGCGATCATGGACGTTCCGCACGCGCAGAGACATTGCCATTTCGTGCGCCGGTTCGTCGTGATGACACGTTTCATGACGGTCAGTCTCGCGAATGTGAGTCCAGTCAAGTCCAGTAGACGCATTACAGTATTTTAGCATAGGAGCTTAAAGTGGCCCTTACGCAGACATCGTTAACCTCAGCCATCGGTGCCAGCACCCTGCAATTCGGTGTGACCAGCACCAGCACCGGATTTCCACCGGTCGGCACACAGAACCCCTCGAACCCCCAGGCGATCCAGATTGACGGCGAGATCATGTGGCTGACCGGCGTGCCGGTCGCGAACACGATCGTCGTGCGCTGCCGCGGCAGTGAAGGCACGGTCGCCGCGCCGCATGACCCGCTGGCGCCGGTGATCACGTCGGCGAATCCGAACGACTTCCCGGCCGTCGCGCCGGGCCAGCTCGTGATGATCGACCAGGCGGTCGAGAACCCGGTGACGCTCGGCGCCGATGGGGCGATTCCGCAGCCGCTCGGCTCGGTCGTCTACAACATCAACAAGGGCAGCGCCTGCCTGCTCTCGCTGGCGGCGCCGTCGCTGTCGCTCAACGGGACGCGCATGGTGATTACGTCGCAGACGGCGTTCGCGCACGTCATCACGGCGACGACCCTGCTGGCGGATGCGGTGACCGGGTCGCCGCACACGACCGCGACGTTCGCCGCGTTCAAGGGCGCGACGGTCACGCTCGTCGCCGAGAACGGCCTCTGGCACGTGGCCGGCGCGGTCGGCGTGGTCGTCACGTAATTCAGTTTCCTCAACGAGCGCCGGCGCTCTGTCAGGCCGGCGCTCTAAAAGGTCACACATCATGCTCCTTCACTCGCAGGATAGTTTTTACGCAAAAGAGCGTCGGAAGTGGGAAGCGACGCACACCGAGCTCGGGCCCGGCGAGAAGCCGTGGGTCTTTCGCGAATACCCGATGATGATGTATCGGGCCTCGAGCCCGACGACGACGGCACCGCTCGAGCACCAGATCGTCGAGGACGAGCAGGACGCCGCGACCTATGCCAGCCGCGGGTTCAGGCCGACGCCGCTGGCGGCGATCGAGGCGCATAAAGCGCAGGCGCTCGAGTATGCGAAGCTGGCGGCCGAGCGCGAACATGAGATCAAGCACAAGCTGACAGAGAAGGCGGTGACCGAGGTCCGCGCGGCGGAAGCGGACTAC